TGGTTTGTAACGATACTCAGCCCAGCGTTCTTGATAGCCAAAAACGTCATTATCTGCGGATGTTCCTTGAACGTAGATTTCTTTGTTTAGGACGGCCTGCTCTCCTAAATGCGCAAAGGCTGGGAAGTAGAAGTCATATCGTGTTGAACGGCTCCACATACGTGGCAAGCCTTGTTGATAAGTAAGGTCTGCACGAACGGACACAAGTCCGATAATTACACCGTGCTCAGTAAACGATTGAGTAAATCCATGATTATGAGCCAGGGCAGTACCCATAGCAGCAAGTGTACCCATAGGGGTAGACGATCCAGTAACAGTACTACTGCTTGTTTGAGCGATCGGATTGATATTGATATCGGTCGATCCTCCGCCGAGATACTCCGGACGTTGAAGGCGAGCATCAGGACTGACAACGCCAAAGTGAGCGCGAATAATTTCAGTGTATCGAGTACCGCCCCGAGCGTCTCGTTCCAACAGTTTTTGAATCTGAAATGCTTGGCGAAGTTGATTAATTGTTGCTGCAGTGGCGTCTGAGAGGTCTGCATATAGTCCTGATTCGTTACCAAATTTAACAGCTGATGATGCTGAACCTACTCCATCTTGAAGATTGAGTTTGGGAAATGTTCCAGCATCTTTATATAATGCGGCATTCGATAATGAACCGCCTACGCTGCTAAATGTTGGTGATGCGTTGTTTGAAAGAATTGGTGCTTGTGTGCCTAATGGCAAAGAAACGCTTTCGCCTTTCTGAGGCCATGGTAGTGCTGATGTAAAGTAGTCGTGGCGTTTGCCGCGACGTTGTAATGTGTAATCTGCAGGTGAATCGGGTCCGTCGTCAAGATCGACTGGACGACTGTCCTGCAGGTTTTGATCTCGGAACCATTCGTTCCAAATCAAGTTATATGCTCGTGGCCAGAACGAGCAATGTGTTACGGTTGCGGCTCCGCCGATTTGTCCAACCGTTGGTAAGCCCATGTAGTCTTGAAGACTATTTACGGCGTAACCGCCAGCAGGGCTAGTAGTTGTAGGAACAACATAAGATATAGAATCACCCGGATCATTTTGTTCTCCCATAAATTTCTGCCAGTTATTCCATAACAGGCGATTTGGTACGAAAAAGAAGAAACTATCCAGTTTCATGTTATCCATGATCGGGTAGATAGGTGTTGCCATTCGTGCGAAGGCAGTCATTTTGAAGTTGAACGTGTCCCCTGGAAGGACTTCGTTCACGTATACGGGTACAAGGTATCCCGAATCGAGTGTAGTTTTGTGTGCGCTTTGTACGTCGAATTTAGATCGTGGTATATCTGCGCGTGGCACCATTGCGAATTGGTGCGTATTTACTGAGCGATTGCGGTGCATTGTTTTCCTTGGTAGTGTCCTTAGGAAGAACCGCAGCCTGGCGGCTGTGTCTTCCTCAAGGTTAGTTTAATTAGGATATTTTTACTTGTTTACCTAACGATAATAGTTTTGGTTGTTCATGTAAAGAGAATAATCCAGTGTTATCGTCGAATTCGCCCAGTTCGTATAGGTCGAAGTCGTCGGGATGGTTGAAAAGCTGATTATCAGCATTATCACGGTTAATTTCATCTGAGAAAGAACGGATGGCTACTCCAGCTGATGGTACGAACATCGGACGGCCATATGCGTCTGCGGCTCGATCTTTAACGGTACATATGATTTGTTTCATGAGGTTTTTCCTTATGTGAGTTTTCGTTTAAGTTTTTGAAGTTTAGCTTTTGTTACCGTTTCTTTGACGAGCAGGCGTTCATAGCTATGTTCTTCAGGTCGTAGTTTAGCTTGTTTTTCTCTTGTGTAAAGTATTTGATCGTATTCATAAGGGTTTTCCTTAGAATAAAGTTTATCGTAATACTTTGGTGGTTTTAGTTTTTTTCCACGTACTTCTACAAAGTCGTGGGGGTAGACGTCAGTTTTGTATTTTTTATACCAGTCTGCGCCTATTCCAGGTTTTAAGCTCATTTTGTTATATTCAGGTTGTATTTTTACTAATTCGCCAGTTTGAAGGTCGCAATAGGTGTAATGATTTGGGTCTACTTTTCCAGTTTGTTTTTGCATAATATATCGTGCAACATATGCAGCTGATTCGAAGGTAACGTCTCCAATGGTGGAATAACCATATGGCCAGAGCTTTTCAAGCTCTGAGGATGTATAAAGGAGACTATCAGCGGCAGTCCTTTTGAATAATTTCTTATCATGAAAATCGTATCCGAAGATACAGGCGTGGAAGTGAGGTCGGCCGTAGTTACTGCCATACTCTCCAGCCATGTAGTAACGAATTTTGATATGTGGATTTGCTTTACGTAATCGTTTGAAAAATAACTGGAAGTCTCGGTGGTCGAGACTGTTGTTTTTTGGTAAGTTTTCATCGTTATAAGTGAGGGTTATAAAACAGTTGTTTTGATGAAGTTGCGCTTCATGAATGCAGCGCATTGCCCACTGGCGTGAGCGTTCTAGCCTGCAGCCAATACATTGGCCGCAGGGTAGTGAGACTTGACGATCATGCTCGTCAGTCTCTTTAAATGAAACTCGGCGAAATGCTTTGCCGGTTGCATTATTGATTGTGTGTCCACTTAGGTAAGCGGTGAGTGGGTGATAACAGGCCATGTGAGGTGGTCCCTTAATTTGTTAAAGTCGAATACCGCCCCTCATAGGGTTGGTTTTTAAATTTGCATAAGCCGTTTTTCCGGCTTGTTTACGGAAAGTCCTGGCGGACTTTGATTTATTGACTTTTTTTCTCATCATTTTCATTTTTTATGTCCTTGGTTATCGTATTTTTTAGGTGATTGGTGTCACCTAGCACAGTTACATCAAGTAGTGTAACTGTGCTGCCCTCATTCTGAGGGCTCGGTGACTTGTTTATCGGCTGCTGGAGCAGGTTGGATGTTAGCCGTAGAGCTAACGTTTAATAAGCCCAGGCTTTCAGCCTCGGCTTTGTTTGCAGGATTATCGAGAAACTCGATAAGATTTGCAGGGTCGTTTTGAAAACGACTGCGAAGTTGGGCTGGCAAGGCAGCAAATTCGCTTTCTGACGCGATTATCGCGTTTAATGCGGTATGGTAGTCATGGACGCCTGAAAAGTCGCCATATGTACCGCTAATTGCGTTTAATGGCAGTTGCCCGGTTTTACCGAAACGCTCGAGGATGACGTTAATGTCACACTCGTCTTTGTGGTGCTGCTGCGCCCGGGTGGGTTCCTCACAAACCAGCCCGGACGCATTTGACGCAGCGTCGTGATCGTAGTTGTATTGGGTTCTTAAAAATGTAGTTGGTGTTTTCATTTCATTTTTCCAAATGGTAAGTAACGTTGGTATTTGTCATATTGGCTATGAAGCATGCCCTTTATGTCTTGGTAAATTGGTTTTGTACTGGAAGGGGCACTTCCAGTTTTTGCTAACGATGTTAATTCGTTTGTGTATCGAGTTTGTGCCCTGGCCTGTAAGTCCTGGGCTCCTTGTAATGCACTCGATGTTTGTAATTGATTTATTTGGGCATCTCTTAATTGCCCAAATTTGCCGTAACCCGGCATTTGTGCCAGTTCCCTGGCAGTTTGTGATCTTGTATATGCTGCCTGATCAAGCGATAAATGACGGTCAGCATTAGTTTTTTCAGCCTGTTCTTCAATAAGAACATTCTGATTTTTCATATTTAAGAATTGTTGTACTGCTAAAGCGGCTTCTTTAGCAGAGTTTCCGGCTTCGCCTAGAGGATTCCCCATTTGTGCGGTTGCACCCTGGGCGCTTGCGCCCATCGGTGTGCCCGCTCCGCCTTGTGTATAGGCAAGCATGGGGTTTAAGCCTGCAGACTTAAGGTCTGCAACGGCAGTTTTATATTGGGTTTCCCGCATACGCTCTTGGAAATCCATTTGCTCTTTAGTTTGATTAGCCTGAAACGCCATTTGGGCGTTAGCCATATCTTTATTAGCTTTATTGGTTTGCGAACCGCCTATAAGACTGGCGGCCGCACCAATACCGGCACCGATAATAGAGCCGATCATTAGAAATGATCGATTAAGCCAGGTACAGAGTACATTGGCATTGGACGAGCCATTTTGACATCAAAGAATGAGTCAAATAGGAATTGTTGTCCATTAGCTTCCGCGCCTACTGCAAGTGCGCGATCTAATGGTGGGGTGTCTGCAATAAACGTGTTATTGAGTGTTGGTAATGAGTTAAATTTCTGGGCTAAATGCCATCCGTCAAGAGTTCCGGCAGCAGTTGATTTGAATAAGCCTGAAATTTGTGATGGTTTGTAACGATACTCAGCCCAGCGTTCTTGATAGCCAAAAACGTCATTATCTGCGGATGTTCCTTGAACGTAGATTTCTTTGTTTAGGACGGCCTGCTCTCCTAAATGCGCAAAGGCTGGGAAATAGAAGTCATATCGTGT